GTATTAGAATACTCATATATCATGAACCTTCATCAGTCAAAGAATGCATTACCAAGTTTGCTTGGTAAGACAACCGGCTCATTTGACGAAGATGGAAACTTGCTTGAGGCTTCGCTATCTAGTGCTAGCATAAACCTTCGCTATCCACGTTTTGAGGTGGGGTACGCTCGTCAGGTGGCTATCGGGTTAGCTAACGAAGCAGGCGTCGCAGGAGGCACTACACCGCATTATCAAGCATCTTTTAGACTTACTAGCAGTGTCCAAGATTATGACCTACAACAGATCATAGCCAACAACGTTGCTGCAAATGTAGAACCAGCAACTTCAGGGGCAGTAGCTTACTCTGCTTCTTTTGTTAGTGCATCCAGTAATCGTATCACTGTAAGGCGCGTGTACTACAAGTCTCCAGCAGCAGTGTGGAGGTTTTACGGCTATTATGGTGGCTTGAATGTAGTAGGTAATCTAAACTACTACGGCCAGTTTGCCGATGATACAACCTTTGAGATTATTCCTGTTTGGCAGAATAAGTTGCAAGCCATGGCATACGAAGATCATCTTTATACTAGATTGTCACATTATTCTTATGAAATCTTTAACAACAAACTTCGTATTTTTCCGATCCCTGAAGTTGGTGTAATTAATTACATGTGGTTTGAGTTTACTTTTGATGAAGGTACCGACCCATGGTCTCCTGTATCTGGATCACAGAAAGGCTCTGAACAAGGTATCTCCAACATGAATACTTTGCCATTTGACAACATTCCTTACGCTAGTATTAACGCTATTGGCAAACAATGGATCCGTCGCTATGCTTTAGCATTAGTAAAGGAAACACTCGGTCTTATCCGTTCTAAGTTTGGCTCTATTCCTATTCCCGGTGAAAGCGTAAACTTGAATGGTGATGCACTTATCTCGTCGGCAAGAGAAGAACAAGATAAACTAAAAGAAGAATTGAAGACAATTCTTGATGAACTAACTTATAATAAACTTGCGGAAACAAACGCTACGTTGATGGATAGTGTAACTAAGATACAAGAGAAGATGCCTCTTCTCATTTACCAAGGGTGATAGATGGCTCAGAACAAATGGGTTGAACCAGAATACGCACCTCCTCCTTTATTCCTCGGACAAAAGGAGAAAGACCTCGTAAAGCAAGTCAATGATGAATTGCTTGAGCGTGTTATTGGTCAAGAAGTCTTCTATTATGCCATTGACATAAAGACCACCAATTATCATCCATTATACGGCGAAGCAATCATAAAGAACTTTTTGCCTCCAGTTCGTGTTTATGCATTGGTTGAATGGTCTACTTACGGAACAGTTCAGACAGAAGGTTTTGGCTTGGACAAAGCAGCAGAAATCAATGTACACTTTCATCAACGTCGCTTGCAAGAAGACCAAGACATCTTTGTTCGTGAAGGTGACTTTGTAAAGTATGACGGTCTGTTCTATGAAATCCTAACCACATCTGAACCCAAACAGCTATTCGGTCAAGTAGGTGATTCGATGGAAGTGTTAGCCAAGTGCAAGGTATCCAGAAGAGGACTATTCGATGCCACCTAAAAAACCACGTTCACCTCCCGATATATTACCAGAAAGTAATTATGGGTTTACTGGTATCGAGAATGCGGATAAGATACTAAGAGAAGTATCTTTGATGCCCTCGACTATTGAGACAATTGATACTGCTATGTTTAATTATTTGAATGAAAAATTGAATTTACATTCAAATACAAATAAAGGTTTTACAAAAGTACCGGTTGTATGGGTTTCCGGCGAGCGCGCATTTCAAATCAAAAATAATAGAAATCTTAGAGATGAAAATGATGTTTTAATTTTTCCTATGATTAATCTAGAAAGAACTTCAATTATTAAAGATCCCACGTTTAAAGGAGTAGCTTGGGCACATATACCAAATATAAATGATGAAAAGGGTGGGGCCATTGTAGTTGCAAGAAGGATTAAACAAGATAAAACAGGCAATTTTGCTAATGCTGACAGTGCTAGAACATTTGGTATGTATAGTATGCCAAGAGGCACGGGACAGCAAAATTCAACTAAGCCATCTAAGAAAATTGTTTATGAGACAATTTCTATGCCTATCCCAACATATGTTCAAGTTAATTATAAAATAGCTATTCGAACAGAATACATACAGCAAATGAATGAACTGATAACTCCTTTCTTTACAAAAACCGGTCAAATAAACAATATATTTATGACATCGGATGGTCATAAATTTGAAGGTTTTATAGAAGGGGACTTTACACAGAACTTTAATTCTACAAGCTATCAAGATGATGAAAAGATTTATCTAGTTGAAATAAATATTAAAGTTTTGGGTTATCTTTTGGGTGAAGGAAGTAATTCCGATAGACCAAAATTATCTATACGAGAAAACGCCGTGCAATTTAAATTCGGTAAAGAGCAGATCATTTTTGACGAAGAACCTGAATATACCTCCAAGTCATTTTATAGGCGATAGTCGTTTCAGGTAAAAACTAACTATTTATTTATGAGTTCCAATAGAGGAGAATACTATGGCTGATAGAGCATTTAAGTTTATTTCACCGGGCATATTTCTAAATGAAATTGACAATTCACAAGTTCCGCAGTTGCCGGATGCAGTTGGACCAACTATCATTGGTCGTTCGACCAAGGGTCCGGGTTTAACTGTAAATAGGGTACGTTCATTTTCAGAGTTTATTGATTTGTATGGTGAACCAGTAGCTGGTGGAGCCGCTGGTGATTATAGATCCTCCAAGCTAAGTGGCCCGACTTACGGTATTTATGCTGCTCAAGGATACTTGAACGCAAACGTTGGACCAGTTAATTATCTAAGACTATTAGGAATGCCAAATCCAGATGCTTCCGGTTTTGGACTTGCAGGATGGACTACCACATATTATGATCTAGCATCTAGAACTATTAAAGACTATTCTACTGGTGGTGGAGCAATTGGACTTTTCTTGGTTAACTCTGCTTCACAAGCAACTCCACAATCCGGTACATTGGGAGCTATTTTCTATCTGGTTACAGGCACTATGTATCTATCGGGTGCTATCTCTGGTCTTTCTAACACCTACACAGATACTGGTTCAAATACTATGATAAAAACAACAGTAGATACTTCTGTAGTTAATACTGAATTTAAGATGATTATTAGTGGCGCAGCCGGTGCTACCCCAAGAACTTATTCATTCAATTTTGATCGTGATAGCAATAAGTTTATCCGTAAGGTATTCAATACCAACCCTGTCATGACAAATGCTGGTGTTATAAATTCAAACACACTAACAAAAAACGAACAATACTATTGGCTCGGTGAAACTTTCGAAACCGCAATTAGTGATCTGGTTAAGAGTTCTGTAGGAGGAGTACCAGCCTCAGTAAATGCCTTTTTGGCACCTGTGGCAGTTAATGTCGGTTCAACTTCAACTGCTGTACATAGAATGAGATTTGAAGCATCAAATGCTTTACTATCAAATACAAATACTATTGATGGTAGAACTGGGTGGTTCTTTGGGCAAGATCTGAGTAATGATTATGCCTCATATAATCCAAACAATATGGTTAAGCTGTTCAGGTTCTTTGGCTTGGATGCTGGTACTTGGACGCACAAGAACCTCAAGGTTTCAATTGATAACGTCAGACAAAGCCCCAATCCAGATGCAGATCCTTATGGTACGTTTAGCATCTTGGTTAGAGATGTCAGAGACAGTGATGCAAATCCAGTTATTCTAGAACGATTCGATCAAGTTAATTTAAACCCAAGCTCACCAGATTACATCGGTGTTAGAATTGGTGATAAGTTCCGTAAATTTGATTATAACCAAAGAATTAACAAAGAGTATGGTCAATACGATAATCGTTCTCTCTTCGTTCGTGTTGAGATAAATCCAGCGATTGAACAAGGATTGGATCCGGTTTATGTTCCGTTTGGTGTATATGGGCCTTTACGTCCAAAGAGGCTTTTGATTGAATCTAGTAGCGTAGGAGGCACCTCCTTTGTAGCTTCTGGTACATGGCCGGGAGTAAACATAGCCACTAGCTTAATTAATGGTGCAAGTACCTTGATGACGGCGTATACAGCTTCAATTGTTTTCCCCGGTACACAAATAAGAGTTTCTGCGTCAGATTCAGGTATTACTAATCCAACAGATGCTTACTTCGGTTACTCTAGTGGAATATCACCATCATCAACTAGGTTTGATCAAAGCGGCGTTGATACCTTACGCTTGTATGGTGATAATACTTATCAAAATGTCGGTTTGGCTGGGCTAGATGCACAAGCACCTTTCGAACATCAATGGATCTTTACACTTGACGATGTTGTGGTCCCAACTGTTAATACTGCCTTCTACTCTTCGGGTTCAAGAGCAGCAGGAACTTCTCGTACAGCTACTTCTGGTGGATATACAGCAGTATTGGCTGCTGGGTATGATAAGTTCACATCTCCATTCCAAGGTGGCTTTGACCTATTAAATATCCAAGAAGCCGAGCCATTCCAATACAATCGGTTAAATGGCGGTACAAGGCTTAATAGCTATGAAGTAAATACTATAGAAGTGGCTATTGATATGATATCAAATCCAGAAACCGTTGAGACAAATCTCGTTACGATTCCCGGTATAAGAAATGCAACTCTAACTGACAAGCTCATCAGCGTTGTAGAAGGTCGTGGCGATGCATTAGCTGTAATAGACTTGGACGATGGTTACGACGCAACAACTGAATCCTATGAAGACTTCAGGACTCGTCTTGGAAGCGTTACTACAGCAGTAACTAACCTAACCGCTAGAAGGGTCAATAGCTCTTATGCATGTACCTACTACCCTTGGGTTCAAATCCGCGATACTATCAATGGTAACCTACTCTATGTACCTCCTTCGGTAGTGGCACTTGGAACAATGGCCTCTTCAGAAAGAAGAAGTGAAGTATGGTTTGCGCCCGCGGGCTTTAACCGTGGTGGTCTTTCTGCTGGTGCTGCTGGTATGCCAGTAGTAGCAGTTGCAGAGAAGTTGACCGCTAAGCAACGTGATACTCTGTACCTGAATAACATTAATCCAATTGCTTCGTTCCCATCAGAAGGAATTGTAATTTTTGGACAAAAGACACTTCAAGTCACTCCCACAGCATTGGATAGGATTAACGTTCGTAGAATGTTAATTTACGTTAAGAAACAAATCTCCAGATTTGCTAGCACAGTCCTATTCGATCAAAACGTTAAAGTTACTTGGAACCGTTTTAGAGCCGATGTAGAACCATTTTTGGCCTCCGTTCAATCTAGACTAGGTATCACTGAATTCAGAATGGTACTAGATGAGACAACAACTACACAAGATCTAGTTGACCGTAACATCCTATACGCTAAGATATTCTTGAAGCCAGCTAGATCAATTGAATTCATTGCAGTCGATTTCGTAATCACTCGCGGTGGTGCTTCGTTCGAAGACTAAAAGAAATTTAATAACTATTTACAATATAACAGGAGAAACAACAAATGGCTTTCTGGACTGATGCAACTTTAAGAGATCCAAAGAGAAAGTTTAGATTTCAGGTGCAGCTATTGGGGTACCCCGATGGTGCAACTTGGTATGCTAAAGATGTGACAAAACCATCACCTACATTAGCTACTACTGAGCACGCTTACTTGAACCATACTTTTTACTTCCCCGGTAGAGTTACATGGGATGAAGTTACTTGTACTTTGGTAGATCCTCTGGAGCCTGATGCTGTTGCCAATACTCTTGCTATTCTGCAAACCGCTGGTTATCATCCACCTGCAAATGCACAAGATATTTCCACGATGTCTAAGGCTTCTGCCATTGCTGCGTTGAGGGGCGTTATCATTACTCAAATTGATTCCGATGGTAGTGAAGTCGAAACTTGGACTTTAAATAACGCCTTTATCAGCAATGCTAAATTCAGCGACCTTGGATATGATGGCGATGATTTGAGCGATATTTCGATTACTATCCGTTATGATTGGGCTACCTGTGTTACTACTGGTGTTGCTCTCAACGGTTCAAATACCTTCTTCAAATTAGGCCAGCCACAATAATAAATTTAACTGAGAGGTAGTTTTGTCGAGAAATAATAATAGAACAGGTGCCGCTGCTATGCAGGCACCTGAACCTGTTCCTAACTTTAATAATCAAATTCCAACGGTGCATATTACGACACCAACCCATTTTGTTAGCCTTCCTTCGAAGGGTCTTTTGTATCCAGCAAATCACCCATTGTATAGAAAAGAAAGCATTGAATTGAAATTCATGACTGCAAAAGAGGAAGACATTCTTGCTTCAGAACAATTAATTCGGAAAGGAATTGTTCTTGATAGATTTATAGACAGTTTGATACTAGACAAAAGCTTAGATCCAGCAAGTCTTCTTTTGTGTGATAGAACTGCTATACTTGTAGAATCTAGAATAAACGGATATGGCCCAGAATATCAAGCTGATATTACTTGTACTGAATGTAATGCTTCGAATGTACTAGAATATAATTTAGAAAATAGAGAGATTTCATATGTAGATAGTGATCCAGAAGGTGCATATTCTATTACACACAATGGTACCTTTACGACTACCCTACCACGTTCGGGAGTAGAAGTAGAATTCAGGCTAATGACCGGTAAAGATGAAAGAAACCAAAGTCTACTTTCTGAGAAGAATAATTTGGTAGCTCCAGTTGTTACAGACCAGTTGAAGAAAGCGATTGTTTCTATCAATGGTAATACAGATGTTGGATATATTTATGCATTTGTTAATACAATGCCAGCAATGGATTCTAGACATCTTAGAACGATAGTTCGCAAAGCAACACCAGATTATAACCTAAGAACTTCTATGGTGTGTAATAAATGCGGAACTTCGCAGGAGGTTGCAGTCCCAATAGGGACAAAGTTTTTTTGGCCTGACTCCTGAGTATATTGAGGCAGTTTACGAAGAAATCTTTCTGTTGAAATATCATGGCGGGTTTTCGATTTTTGAATCTTATAACTTGCCTATTAAGTTACGACGTTGGTTCTTGCAACGGATTAACAAACAATTTAAGATGGAAGCAGAAAGAGCTAAAAAACGAAAATGATTTCTAAGACCGCCTTGTGGCGGTCTTTTTACTTTACAACTACTTATAATAGTGGAGGTTTAAATGTCTAATAGCGAACTTGTCTCTGATATCATCGATCTGGAGCAAATTAAAAAAGCATATAGCAATGGTGTATTAAACGAGACATATGCCGATGCTGTTGGATTTTGGATGACTACACTCTTGAAAGCAACCTATGGCTCGCATGGTGTTGAACTACCTATCTCCCTCAAAGGACAGAAGGGTGATTTGTCGGCCTTATTAAAAGCAGTAGGAATGGAAAAAAGATATGTTGATACAGCAGTTTCGTTAGGACTTACAAACCCAAGAACGATAAAGGTTAGAAGTGCTTTAGAAGATGCGGTATATAGATTTGAAACTAAAACCGGCATTGCTTGGCCTTTTAAAAACTGAGGTGTAAATAATGGCTAATGATCCAAACAATAATTCACCTTCAGATTCTATTCAGCCTGAGTTGACAGAAGCAGAAAAGCAGATACAAAGAGTTCAAAAATCTTTAAAAAGCTTAAAATCTGTAGAAGATTACGAAGACCAATTAGTTAGATCTGCTGAAAGTGTTGAAGATTTAGTAGAAGCAGAAAAGTCTCTTTTTGATACACTCCAAAAAAGACTTAATTTAGAAATGCAATTGGCAGAACTCCAAGACAACGATGATCTATATAAACAAAAAGTTAAAGAACTTGGAGATCTAAAAAAGGCTTTAACCGAATATAATAAAGCACTTGCAGAAACACAAGAACAAGAGAAAGTTGGAGCTTCAACAGCGAGCACCTTTGCTAAATCAGTAGGGCTTGTTAAGAGTAATACTCTTGATACTGCCTTTTCATTAGCTTCTAAAGGTGGATTGAACAACGCTATGAAGGGCTTCGGGCAAGAAGCCATGGCTCTTCTTAACCCAGTTAATCTTGCAAGCAATGCGATAGATCAATTCAAAGATAATGTTGTAAATACTATTAAAGCAATTGACCAGTTGTCAGCAGATGCACGAAAAACTTATGGTTCTTTTGGCAAAGAAGTCTCCAGAGATGCAGTTAAGCTAGAAGCAAGTCTTCGTAAATTTAATATGGGAACCGAAGAAGCTTTCAAGATCGAAACGCAAATGGCAGATTCGATTGGTGGCTACAGAGAAATGACAGACGCTCAGCAGAAGTCAGTCGGTGAACAAATTGCAGCTTTTGAAAGATTAGGTGTTAGTACTGAAGATTCCGCTGCGCTATTCCAAAATATGGTTAATATACAAGGAAAAACTTCTGAATCTGCTGCGCGTGTACAGAGATCACTTTTGGCTCTTGCTAATAAAACCGGTGTTCCTTTGGGCAAGATTGCTAAAGTATTAAAGGAGAATTCAAACAATCTAGCTTTATATGGCAAGAATGCCAATAAGATTGGTAGTGAATTAGCCGTGATTGAAGAACGGACTAAAATGTCAGCCAGTTCAATGGTAGAGTTTTCAACTGGTCTTATGAGCTTAGAAAGATCATCTGAAGTCGCAGGAGATTTGAATGCAATACTTGGAAGTACCTATATCAGTGCTGATAAGTTACAAAGACTTGCTGCAAAGGGTGATGTTACCGGTGTTTATAATGAAATCGGAAGTGCAATCGAACGTTCTGGATTGCAGATAGATGAATTGCGTAATAATGCTCCTAAGTTACAATCAATGGCTCAATCTTTAGGAATGTCGAATGAAGAGTTGTTGAAGGCTTTAGATTCTTATGAAAAAGGCGAATATGATAGAGCTAAGGCAGCTACTGAAACTGCTATGGCAACCGAACTTACTGTCACGGAAATGAACAACTTAGCAAAAGATACAATGTCAAATGCCGAGAATTTGGAGGCTTTTTCAAGACAGTTTAACTTATCGGCAGAGACTTTATTAAATTTTAATGAAGCGGCTAGGAATGTTAGCTCAACTCTTAGGGATAACGTAGCATCTGCTAATAGCTTTAGTTCTGCAATATATAAAGCCATGGATCTTGCTAAAAAGAGTTCTTCATTGGTCAGCGGAGCACCGGGTATGCTTAGTAAAGCAGGTAGCTATCTTGCGAATACTGGTGTAGGTAAGGCAATAGGAGGTGTAGCTTCTAAGATCGGAAGTGTAGCTTCCAGCGTAGGCGGTAAAATAAGCGGTGGTGTATCAGCAGCAGCGGGTGCTGTTAGGGGGGGTATCTCCACTGCCATAGATTCTACCACTGGCATGATAGAATTCCTCCAATCTGCTAGACCGGAAGCTGTAAAAGTTCTAGAAGGGTTTACTGGTGGTTCGGCTCCGATAGCTGAAAGACTAGCAAAATTAGCAGCAGCAGTTAAAAGTAATGCTACTCTGTCAAAGGCTATCTCAATCGCTCAAACAACAGGTGGTAAGTTTGCTAAATTTGTACCATGGTTAGGAGCGGCTATAAATATAGGATCTGGCGTTTATAGGTATTATCAAGGCGATATAAAAGGTTCACTTTATGATCTCGGAGGTGCTGCGGCGGATCTAGCGATGCCCGGCGTTGGAGCGTTCACAGCGGCTTTTTCTGCCGCTAGAGACCTTGGTGCTTTCCAAGGCACAGCGGCTGGTGTTAACGAGCAGGCATATGGTGGTGCATACGCTGAGAAGCCTCCACAATATGCAGATGGTACTGGTGGTTTTGTTAAATCCAAAACTCCAATGATGATTGGTGGAGTACCTTCTATTGTAGGAGAATCAGGTGTTGAGATGGTTATGACTGAAGGTAAATTAATAACAATGCTTCAAGCCACAATTAAAGATACGGTCGAAGCAGCCATAGGAGCTATGTCAGCAAATGGCGTTCAAAATAGTTCTGGTAATGCAAAGATAGAACTAATTCTTAATAGTGAAGTGCTAAAAAGCTTTATCCTAAAAACAGTTGGTAGAGAATTAAACCCATTGGTACCATAACATGGCAATTAATAATTACATAACAAATGTTTATTCTAAACAGAAAGGGTATAATATAATATTTACCCATGTACCAACAGATACTGTGGTTACATTTAAAGCATTTCTAACAGCTTTTTCGGATCAATATACTTCTAATTGGAATGCTGAGACTGTTTACGGTAGAATAGATCCAATGCAAACTTTCGGTGGTAATTCAAGAACAATTACTTTTAGTTTCGATATTGTATCAAATGATATAAGTGAAGCATCTTCAAACTTAAAATCTGTCAGACTTTTAACAAGAATGTTATATCCTACATATGAAAAAACTAAATTTGCCACAACAATCTCTAAAGCACCTTTATTCAGAATTAAGCTAGCTAACTTAATAGGAAAAGGAAAAGACGGAAAAGGTGGGGGTTTATTAGGCGCAGTTTCTGGTTTTACAATCGAACCAACGATTGAAACAGGTTTCTTTGATCCAGCAGCAAATGTGCTATATCCAAAAGAATACACTGCTAGCATTACATTCAATGTTTTACACGAAGAAAATCCCGGTGATTGGACAAGTGAAGTAGATACCAAAGAACAAGGTCCACCATTTGAAGACCAAGATCCACTTCAGGGACCAATTCTTGGTGGTGATACTTATCGTGGCATAGGGGTAGATTATGACCCAACAGCCGATGATGCATTGCTACAAAATAATGATAGAGCCGCCTTCACAGGCGATGCGGAAGCATCTGCTACTTCTGCTGCTGCCGAAGGCTCTTCTGCGGATCAACCACCATCTTCTTCAGGCGAAGATGTAGCTTCAACCCCAAGTACCGAAAAAGGTGCTACAGAAGACGAGGTTTTAAGATAGTTGAATGACAATCTTCCTAATTAAGAGGGTAATACATAATGAGTAGATATGATAATAGAATTGTAGCTTCAAATAGAGAATTAGCATATTCTGATGTATTTAGAGAAAGAGGTGTAAATTTTATTAATCAATACACAACACCTCAGTTTTATGATCTTACTGCAAGTCAAAGGGCTAGCCTAATAAGAATTCCAGATGTTTGGAAATTAGGTGACAGATTATGGAAATATGCCTCAATACACTATGGGGATCCTAGACTTTGGTGGGTAATTGGATGGTACAACATGAAGCCTACTGATTCACATTTCCAATTAGGTGATCCGATATTAATTCCAGTACCTGTGAGTAAGGTATTAACTATGTTTGATGGAGTTAGATAATGTCTTTTTGGGATTCGATAACCAGCTTCTTTGGTGGTGGGTCGGGTGACGAACAGGTATATAAAGCACAGCCATTCGATCAGCAAGCATTTCTGATGTATAACATTAGTAAATTAGCACCTATACATAAAAAGGAATATGGTAGATATAAAAAATTAACCTTGTTAAAGGGACCATCAACTAATTTTGTTAATGGTATTCTGAATGCAGATTTTTATAAAAAGAGACCCATGCTGGAAATGACACAAGCGCAAATTTCAGAGCTTGCGCCACAAGTAAGAATTTATAAACAAGATTTTTCTGCGGACAATTCATTTATTAGCGAAGTAGAAATACCATTCCCAGCATATACTGAGGAGAGTGATCCTTTAGATATAGCTAGAGTTGGATATGGTATTAAATCCATTTCGCTTACTACTAAAGGTGGAAATACATACCAATCACAGACAATGTTAGATTGCAATCTAACCTTGTATTTCCAATCAATGGATAAGTTAACTGAAAGAAAAGACGGTATCTCCTTGTTGGATTTAATTGTGATGCCTCCTGATAATGCTTCTAGGCCACCAAAATCGATTTCCGCTACTAAATTAAGTGCTAATAGAGATGAGACCGGGTTTACTGTCAGTGCAAATACCTTTAGGATTAGATTAGAATTAGGATGGTCAGTAGGTAAACTAACTAATTCATCTGCTTTTAGAGATTCTAATGGTAAAGAGAATAGAAATCTATTAGATGCCATACAAGCTTCAAAGATGTCTTTTATGCTACAACATCTAAGTCACGACTTGACTGTCAATGAAGATGGTACGACAACTCTTAGCATAAGCTATCGAGCCTCTACGGATTTCGTTTTTAGAGATATCAGGGCAGGTATTGTTCTACCAACAGAAGAGAGACAACAATTAGATAAGATTTCTCAAAAAATCGAACAGTTAACTAAATCAGCAGAAGGTGGTGGCGGGGACAGCGAAGAGTTGAATAACTACAAGAAAATGCAGGCTGAATTACAGACGACTGTCGAAAAGAAAGTATATTCACAAATTATGGGTGAACTCATACGTCCTAAAGGTGGTGGAAAAAGTAAAGTATATCAAACAGCGGTGTCAAGAAAGGTAATTGATGCATTTACAACCTCAATAGGACCGGGCGGTAGACAAGGCACCGATGCGACCACATCACCACCTGACACCGCTGGGCCGTCTCCGGGTGCGGATCCTGATAGAGTAAAATGGCTTCTGAAAAGCAAGAGTGATGGTGGAGTCCAATTGCAATATTTTGAACCAATTTTGGGACCGGGAGATACCTTAACTTTTGATGAATTTGTTAATGATCCTATACCTGTAGATTCAACCCAAGTAGAATATGAAACATTAGAAATTGTATTTCTAGGAGATTTACTAGAATTATTCATGACACGAGCATTCGAAGATGAGAAATCAATCAAGGGTGGATTTCGTAATTTTGGAAATAACTTTTCAAAAAGAGTTAAGATGATATTAACAGATTTTCAATATATTGATATAAAAGACGGAAAGCCAATTAGAGTAAACATGGCTCATATTCCAATATCAACTAAACTTCTACTTGAATTTATTAGACAACAAATTATAATACCCGGTGCTCTAAATTATACAATAAATGATTTTGTTGTAATAAGAAATATTCTTTTAATCAGACCTTTAAACAAGATGTCAACTTTGAGATGACTAACATAGTCATGCCAGTTGGAGCAAGTAGTATTGATCCTGTTCTATCTGCTTATGGCTCTGGTGATACTGCCAGAGCAGATAAAATTAATCCTGCTAGTTTTATGAGTTCTAATCTTATTAGGAATAAAAATCCTTCTAATTATTTCTTTTATATGATGGTCTATACTTCTCCTGTTGATGTCATAAACAGACAAGGCGAACCAGATTCAGATAGTAAAGCTGGCATTCCTCATATATTCGTTGGGCGCGACCGAGGAATCGTAAAGAAAATCAATTTTGTTAAATTAGCAAAGCCTCCATTGATGAAAGAGCAAAGAATAGAGCAGGAAGAATTTGGTTTTGATCCTATCTTTGCATTAGTTGGCAGATATAACGTCGAACTAGAAACTATAGGTAATACTGTTATGCCAATTGGCAGTACGTTTTTCTTGTGGCCAACAGCACTTGGTTCTAATCTTGGACTACCAAATCATAAAAATTCATTAGCGAATATTATGGGTATAGGTGGTTATTACAAAATTTTAACTGTTAAATGGACCTTAGATGAAAACGGAAAATTCACTACAAACATAACTGGCAATCATGAAGGCACCGGTGCTTCTGGGGACTTCCCGTCAAACGTGAAATCTTTGGATTACTATCTAGTTAGTGGTGCGAACTTCAACGGAATAACGGATTAAATAAATGGCAACTGAAAGGCAAATTTATGAATTATTTAATGGTTCCAACTCATTGACCGCTAAACAGTCAATGGAGGCAAGAAAAGCATTTAATAATTTTGCTTATAAGCCTTATTCTAGCGAAGGCACAAATGATAACTACGCTCACAATACAATTCAGTTCTTTAATAATAATCGGATTCGTCCAGTAGATGGTATTGTAAATGAGTATGGCATAATAATGCATCCTAGAAAAGATAAAATTGTTGCTTCATTCAATGACAATGATACTGCATTTCAAAGCTTTGACTTTGTAGTAAGATCGTTTAGAAATTTTGCTAAAGCATATAGCGATTCATCCTTTCAGGGATCTATTTCGAATGTTGATCAATATTTGGCAAAGTTGTCAGTATACAAAGGTTATGTAGATCCTGATATAATTTTAGAAAATCATATCTCTAGTATAGTAACATATGTTGCTGAGAAATTCAAAAATGATCCAATTGAAAAAACTCGTATGGTTAGAGATTTTGCCACCTTTATACCTTACGCAACAGAAGTTTTAAAAGAAGTGTCAAATTTAACTCCTATAAATTATTCTACTTTATACTTATCAAACTTTAGTGATCTTCATAGTAATGGAATGATGCTGGATATTTCTAATCTTGCACCTTCGGTTGATTGGGCTAAGGTTTCAAAAATAATACAAAATAAAAACTTTATTTATTTTAAACAGATGGCTTACAACTTTGGCTTTAATGTCGTAAAAGAAATGCCATCAAAATTGATTGTGGATTTGGATTCGGAGTTTATATTCGGAGAAGTTTGTGTTTGTGGTACTGTTTATTCAAATGGTCTTGAGTTAAAAACGAAAAAAGAAATAATGCAACAATACTTTGAACCTGCATATAATTACGATTTGGGTTATTTATTTAATTTATTTCACTATATGTACGATGAAATTGTTAAAAGAAGTGGGGTAATTTCAGATTCCTTCGTGGGTATGAATAGCGTACTCTATAAAGAAT